GCCGCGCAGGGCCTTGCCAGGCCCTGCCAAGCCGCGCCCTGCCTAGTTCCTATCTTATAATGGAAAAATCAGATGAGAGCAATCGTTTGCGCAATCGCGCTGGTGTGCGCCATCTTCCCATTCGTCTGGGCTATTGCAGCCATCGAGTCCTCTCCCGCGGGCGCAGAGATGCACGGCGGGCACGGCGGTGGCGGACATGGTGGAGGCATGCACGGCGGTGGCGGGTTTCATGGAGGCGGTGGCTTTCATGGGGGCGCGATGCACGGCGGAGGTTTTCACGGTGGCGGCGGCGATTTCGGCGGCGCTGAATTTCACGGCCATCACCATCATGGTCGCGGCTTCTGGCGTGACGGCGCCTGGTACGTCTGCGGCCCGATTGAGATCGCCGAGGGCATGTGCCCGCTGGAATATTGAGTGCGCACTCGATGCTTCGTATCGTATCTAATCGACTCCCAATGTGGCGCAAACCCAACGTCAAAGAAAAGCGCAAGTACCGACACAAAAGCCCAAACTACGACCCATATGCAAACCTCTACCCCAACACCGATCATCGCCGTGCCTATATGAAGAAATACATGCAACGCCGACGAGATAGTGCGTACTACACAGATACCTTCGCTTGCAACACTCCTGCCATAGTGAGGTAGGGTGTATCCTCGAAAGGAGGATTGAGATGTGTGACTACAGCTTGGAAGCCTTTAACTCGCGTGCGGCTGTGGATGGCGAGGATCTTGTTATTAATGAGTTCCCGACTGGGTGCAAGGGTTTCGTCGCGGATTCTGCCGTCGGCAAGGCGATGTCCCCAGAGAAAAAGGGCATCTGGGCTTCTTCCGACTGCGCGGTGTGCTGCAAGCCCGGCGTAGAGATGACTCTCTATTTCGAGGGCATCGCCGAAGTCTTCTCATTTGAAGGCGAAGGGAACCGACGATCCACGTACTGTAGTTTTGAGGAGTTTTCAGGCGAGACGCCGGTCGTGTTCCATACCCTCTCGAAGGAGTGTTCGGTTCTCTATCGGGATGGCTTCACTGTTCCGAGTGGCAAGTTCCTAAGCCTTCGTAATCTTCGTGTCGGCACGCGCGCGACCGTGACCAAGGCTCTTCCGAAGGAACTGACCGAAGCGGCCAAGGGCGAGACTGCCTTCAAAGAAGAGATGCGCGTCGCCGACGTCGCGCCGCTGGTGCACGCGCGCGTCTGAACGCCGGGGCACAAGATGGCCTTTGGCATTCAAGTACAGTTTGATTCGGCGACCGCCTCTCAAGTCCGGAGCGCCGTTCAGTCGCTCGCTACCATTGCGTCATCGATGGTGTCCGAACAGGCCATCTCAAAGAGCATCGAAGCGTCATTGAGCGCGATTGCGAAAGCGATCGAGACACCGTCAGTGGACGCTGCGGTGAGTATCCGTCTAGCGTTACCCCGCGATCTCCGGCTCGTCTGTCGTCTTGACGCCGTTGGTCCAGGCGTCGCCCGGTCTCTCGATCACCGTGTCCGACAGTGCCGGCCTGAGTTCATTTACGCAGCTTGTCGACATCGTGCAGGACGCGACGCCAAAGGCGATCATGCTTGATGTTGCGGCGGCGACAGAAGTCAGCCAGCCGGTCCCGACCAATCCCGGTCCGTAATACCCCGGAGGCGCAAGGATCTTGCGCCTTCGCCTTTCTGTGGGTGCTATTAAATGTGGTTTGATCCATCACGAACCGCCATCGCTGGCTTGCCGCGCGCGACGCTTCTGCAAATGCTCGCGACCGCGCAGGCGAACTATGCTGAACTGATGATGGGCGGCCAGATCGTGATCAGCACTGGGTATGACGGCAAGTCCGTCACCTATTTGCAGACCGACGTTCCGCGCCTGGAATCGTTCATTGCGCTGCTGCAGCGCCAGCTTGGGCTCAACTCTGGGCGTCAGGCGCTGCGAGTTTATTACCGGTGAGCATTCTGGACTGGTCTCAAAGCCCATTGCCGATCGACACACCCAAGGGGTCAGCGCTCGCCTTCGCTTGGGAGAGCACGGGATTTGGATCGCATAATCTTTGGCACACGTTCATCTTGGAAACGGGCGAGCCATGGACGTTTCAGAATCCCGAGATTCGCGTCGCGAAGAATTACACGTCCCATATCAGACAGGTTCTAAAATCAGAGGCGTGAGAGATGGCGGGCACGGTTACGGTCCAAGTCACCGATAGCGGGAATTTCACCAGCCTTGGAACGGGGCCGATGTATATCTCTGTGACGATGAACGCGATCATAATTGTTGCTTCGGCGAGTCAACCCACAAAGGGAACGGTAGGGCATCCGGTGTCCCCGGAATATCCCGGCCCGTTCTTTTTCAGTCTTGCCGAGGTGGTTTGGGCTACGTCGCCGAACGCGCCTCCTGGCAGCAGTCAAGCTGTAATCGTCACGACATGAGAGGTACGCGATGTCCAAAAGTCGTCCCCCGACGGAAACGACAATTTCTGGAGGGACCACCGTTCCAGCTGGCACGCTCGTTGTCGTCGATGGCAAGGTGGTCGTCAACCCGACCACGCAGACGGCAGCCGCGCTTCTCGCATCGCTAAGCGGGGCGGCGGTCACGACCATCGATGTAGCCAAACGCGTCGGGACGTTCCCAGATACGGGGTTGCCAATCTTTGACGTGTTTTAGAACTTCCTCCGTCCCTACGGCGGAAGTGGAAGGGGCGGCGGCAAGGATTTCTCCCCCCGGTCTTTGTCGTCGCCTACATAAAGGAGACATCCGATGGTCGATACGCCTGCCCCGACGCCTCCCGCTGTTCCGACGCCGAAAGCGCCAGCGCCTGGCGCCAAGAAAGTCCCTCCGCCCCTCACGGCCGAGGAAAAGGACGGCGACTTTCGCTGGACGCTCGATCAGATTCGATCCCAGCCGTACAACGGTCCCATGATCGCTGATGCGATTGCATATCTCGCGGGAGACAAGGCTGTCGAGCCGCCGCCGAAGGAAGTCAAGCTTCCCGAATTCGTTATGGACGATCGCGGGCGCAGACATCAGGTTTCGACGGCGCATGAGATCCGCGACGAATACGGGCGAGTGCTGAAATCAAAGACTCTGCCGGTTCATCGTCATGCGAAGTGGGATCACGCGGTTGCGCTCTCGTCCCCGGGCGACCGCGGCCATGTGGACCCTGACGCCAAGCCGGCCGCGGCGACTCCAGCGGGCGCGGCCGGAGCGGTAGACGTCGCAGTCGTCAGCGCACCTGCGAAATCGGTCACCGTTACACCTGCCAAAGCGTAAGGGAGCGCCATTTTGGCCGACGATGGGGTTCGTTTAGTCTATCCTGACGGTCGGCCGATCGCAAAGCAGCGCGTTCCAGGGCGCGGCCGCGCGGGCCGCTCTCAGGCACTCGTCGGCGGCTGGTCCGGCTTCGGCGGTCCGGCCTATGATGCTGCGGACATCTATGATCCGCAGATGGCGGCGTGGACGCCATACCTTTGGAGTCCCGATGCTGAAACGAACATATACCGAGACAGAATTGTCTCTCGTGTTAGAGATCTTGTACGAAATGACGGATGGGCGTCGGGCGCTGTCACGCGAATCCTTGACAACGCTGTCGGAGCGAACCTCCGGCCAATCCCCAAACCAGACCACAAGTTCCTCGCCAACGAACTGGACCAAAAAGGTTATGACCTTACTTGGGCGAAGGAGTGGGCCTCGGTCGTAGACGCCAATTGGCGCTCCTGGGCGACAGAAGACCTTGGGCGTTACTGTGATGCTGCGCGCAATCAGCCATTCCCAGACCTTATGCGAACTGCCTTTCGGCACAAGCTTATCGACGGGGACTGCCTTGCGGTCATGATGTGGGCGCCGGGCCGGCAAGGCCGCGGCCGCGCGCGCTACGCCACTTGCATCCAACTCGTCGATCCCGACCGACTATCGAACCCGCAGTTGAGGTTCGACGATCAGACGATGCGCGGCGGTGTCTCCGTCGACGACTACGGCGCAGCGACAGGCTATTATATCCGGCGCGCGCATCAAGGCGATTGGTTCAACGCCGAGAAGGCGATGACGTGGGACTTGCTTCCGCGTGAGACAAAATGGGGACGGCCAATCGTCGTCCACGATTATGACCAGGATCGCGCCGGCCAGCATCGCGGCGGCGTTGGCATCTTCGGGCCTATCGTGCAGCGCCTAAAGATGTTGACCAAGTATGACACCACTGAACTCCAAAGCGCGGTCATCAACAGCATGTTCGGGGCCTTCGTCGAAAGCCCATTCGATCCGCAGTTGGTCAGCGAGGCGCTCGACGACGGGGAAAGGCTTAATTTCTACCAGCGTGATCGCACCGAGTTCCACGCCGAGAATTCGATCGTGCTGGGGAATGCGAGAATCCCGATCCTGTTCCCCGGCGAGAAGATCAGCGCCGCTCAAGCGTCGCATCCGCACGGGAATTTCGAGGCGTTTGAATCCGCGGTCCTGCGCAATCTCGCGACCTCGGTCGGCCTAAGCGCCCAGCAGATCACGAACAATTGGTCGGACGTGAATTATTCATCGGCCCGTGGCGCGCTGCTCGAAGCATGGAAGACCTTAGAACGTCGCCGCCATGACTTTTCTGAGGGATTTGCTGGCCCCATCCGTGCTTGCTGGCTCGAAGAGTCGGTTGAGAGCGACACCTATCCCTGGCCTTCGAATAAGCGTCCTGACTTCGCGGTGTTCCGCGGGGCTCTGTCCAAATGCCGCTGGCTCGGACCTGCGCTCGGTTGGCTCGATCCGGTCGCCGAAGTTCAGGCGTCCGTGATGAGAATGGATGCTGGGCTTGGCACCCTTGAGGACGAGGCGGCGGTTCAGGGGATGGAATGGGAAGAGGTCCTGGAGCAGCGCAAGTTCGAACTTGAGAAGTTCGACGAACTCGACATCCCGCGCCCGGCGTGGGCCGGTCAGATGATCGTCGCGGGCGAGCAGAAGGGCCTTAAGCCGGCCCCTGGTGCGGAGGGCGCGGAAGCGCCGCGCGAAGGTCAGCCAGGCGCGAAACCGCAAAAAGCAACGCCAAAAAAAGCGACGCGAACTTTTTAGACCTCGCGTCGCCTCCTCGCCTCGCCCAGCCACGCCAGGCCGCGCCCCGCTCAGCCGCGCCTCGCCTTGCCTAAATGAGATGTAGCACATGAAACCCTTGTTGGCCATAGCGATCTTGCTGTCCCTGTCCGGGTGCGCAGTCTCTTGCTGTTCGACTCCCGGCAAGCCGTGCGCCGGCTTTTTCATGTGCTTCGACTGATGAACCCGCTTCTCTCATACCGCTTTTGCGAACGGCCGCTCGCTATCGCGCCGGAGTTCTGCCGTCCGCTCATGGTGGCGCTGACACTGGCCACACCGGAAGCGTCGCTCACTCAAGAGACAGTGCCCGTCAACGACGACGTGCGGGCCTATCGCATGCATGCCGGCGATATCGCCGAGATCTCGATATCTGGCGTTCTCGTTCATTCCGCGGCTGGATTTGAAGATGAGATGACCTACGACGAGATCGTATCGAGCGCGCTCATGGCGGCGGCCGACCCGGGCGTGAAGGCGATTGTTCTGCATGTTGCCTCTCCAGGTGGGGAGGTTGATGGGTGTTTTGAGGCTGCGGACCGCCTTTTTGCGCTTCGCGGGTCGAAACCGATCGTGGCGATTTTGGACCCGTTCGCATATTCGGCGGCTTTTGCGCTCGCGTCGGCCGCGGATGCCATTTGCGTGCCCAAAACGGGCGGTTCCGGTTCGGTCGGCGTCGTTAGCGTGCATCTCGAAATGTCCAAAATGCTCGAAGAGGCCGGAATCGGCCTCACGGTCGTTCAATTTGGCGACAGAAAGACGGAGCGCGGGCCCTTCGGGCCGCTTTCCGCCGCGGCGAAGGGCAGAATTCAAGACGATGTCGACGTTTTGGGCGAAATGTTCGTCGATTTGGTCGCCCGAAACCGCGGAATGACGCCTGCTCAGGTCAGATCAACGGAAGCTGGCGTGTATATGGGCGCGGCGGGTGTCGAAGTTGGGTTCGCCGACGCCGTTTACGACCCACAAGAGGCATTTTCACTGCTTCAACTGACGTTGATGAGACAAAACCTGCTGCAGGAGACAAGATAATGGCCTTACTTCCCAATTTCCGATCGTCCGCTCAAGAAAAGCCCGGTGGTCGCACCGTTTCCGGCGCGGCGATGGACGCGCTTCTCGCCGCACAGCCGCGCGCCGAGGCCGGCGACGACAAGGACGAGGAGGCCGACAAGAAAAAAGGGACGACTAAGGCCGAAGAGGACGAAAAAAAGAAGAAAGACGAAGAAGCCAAGGCTTCGACCGAGCGGAAGGCCGCCGAGGACGACAAAAAGGACGATGACGACGACGATGACGACAAGAAAAAGGATGCCAAGGCCAAAAAGGCCGAAACTGGCGAGGAAAAGAACAAAAAAGACGACGAAGACGACGAAAAGGCCAAAAAGGCCGAGCAGCATCGCATTAAGACGATCTATGACGCCGGCCAGAAGTTCGGAAACGAGGAATACGCGTATCATCTCGCGTTTTCGACTCGGCGCCCGGCCGATGAGGCGGTTGTCGACCTCGAACATGCCGGCCGCGGCAAAAGCAAGGGCGAGGCGCTCGGAGATCGCATGGCGGGGGTCCTCATTCCGGCAATTGGACCAGACGGCAGCGCTCCGCAGATGAGCATGGCCGATTTCATCATTAAAGCTGGGCAACGGCGTCGGGGCGAGACGGTTTAGGGGAGATCGGGCGGCGGTCCGTGTTCGCGCCAACTACGAGTTGCACGTAGCGTAAGGAGGCGAACGCAAGACCGCCGTTGGCGGTGATAGCGCGGGCAGGTGCTCGCGTCAACGCTTCTTAGGGCCGCCTCTGGGCGGCCTTTTCATTTTCAGCGCGCCCACCACCAGCGGGCGCCTCACGAAACCCGCCACGGGGCTTCCCTGGGGCGTGTCGGGGCATGCCCCAAGCACAGGAGACAATCCATGGCCACCAACATCATCCCGTCTGGCCCGAATCCCCAACAGCCGATCCAGATCTCGGAACTATTCATCCCTGATCAGCTGATCGCGGGGGATATGAAGATCGTGTCGGACGCGCCGGCACTCGTGAACTGGACCACTCCGCTCATGCGCGGGACGGTCCTCGGTAAGTCTGCGTTTGGGAGTTTGTCGGCCTCCACCGGCAAGACGTTTGCGACCGGCACGATCACGATCAATGCGCAGGCTTCACCGGCTGGCAGCGTGATCCCGGCGATTGTCAATGGCGACACGGTTACGATCGGCAATGGCACGACCACGACCGTTACGACATTCAATACCCTGCCGACCGGAGAATTGCTGCAACAGCTTGCTGCGGCGGCGGGTGTCTCGACCGATGAATATTCGGAGCAGGCGCCTACCGGAACACAATGGATCGCAGGGACGATCGCGGCTCAGACGGCGGCCTTTGTCGAATATCTCAATTCATCGATCGACCCGGTCCTGAGCCTCAACACCTATACGATCGGCGGCGCGGGCTTCAACGTCATCACGGTCACGCCGAACATCATCGGTACGGGTGGCAATGCCTACACCCTGGCGACATCAGATTCGACCGCGTTCACCGTGTCGGGCGCGACCTTATCTGGCGGCACGGCGAACACCGGCACGTCAACGCTCGGCGCGATGACGGGCGGCCCGCAATTGCAGGCCGGCCTTTACACTCT